GATTGAAAGTTTATTACCAAATTTATTAAGAGTATTTACTGCATCCGATAAAGTTGTTCATTGTGAACCCATGACAGCAGAAGATGTTCCAATGGCAGCACAAGCGACAGCTTATTTAAATCATGTTTTTTATAAAGAGAATGATGGCTTTCAATTATTATATAATTTTTTCAAAGATGCTTTAATTGAGAAGAATGGTTTTTTAAAAATTTATTGGGATGACTCTGAAAAAGTAGATTACGAAACTTATGAAAATTTATCCATAGTTGAGAAAGAGGCTTTGCAAGATACTAAGGATGAAATAGAAACTGTTGAAGAAGAAGTGTTTGAAGATGAGTCTGCCAAAGAAAAGTTTGAAGAAGTTTTAAAACAATACGAAATGCAAGGGGTAGATATATCCCAAGTTCAAGTTCCTAATTTTGATTTATATAATTGCAAAATTAAAAGAATTAAAAAAACAGGTAAAGTTAAAATAGAAAGTATTCCACCAGAAGAATTCTTAATTGACAGAGGTGCTAAAACAATTGAGGATGCCGATTTTGTTTCTCATAAAGTTTTAATGACAAGATCAGACTTAGTTGCAATGGGTTATTCTCAAGACGAAGTTGATGAACTACCAAAATCAGATTTAGATATTTACAATGATGAAGAAACTGTAAGATTAGCAGATGTTGATGATTATAGAATTTCAAGCTCAACAGATACCTCAACAGAAAAAGTTTTAGTTTATGAGTCTTATGTAAAATATGATTACGATGAAGATGGAATTGCTGAACTTAGAAAAATAGTTTCAGCTGGTGCAGATGGTCATCACATATTATCAAATATGCCTTGCGATAGTGTACCCTTTGTAACTATCACTCCTATTCCAATGCCTCATAGATTTTATGGAAGATCAATTTCAGAATTAGTAGAAGATGTTCAGTTAATGAAATCTACTGTTATGCGACAGTTGTTAGATAATATGTATTTAACAAATAATAATAGAGTTGCAGTAATGGATGGTATGGTCAATATGGATGACCTATTAACGACTAGACCTGGTGGTATTGTTAGAACTAAACAACCACCGAACCAAGTCATGCAACCATTACAAGCACAACCAATTTCACAACAAGCCTTTCCTTTATTAAATTATTTAGATTCAGTAAGAGAAGGTAGAACTGGTGTTTCAAAAGAAGCTCAAGGTTTAAGTCCTGACACTTTAAATGCTAAAACAGCTACTGGTGTAAATGCTTTAATGCAACAAACTCAAATGAGATCAGAATTGATTGCTAGAGTATTTGCAGAAACAGGTGTTAAAAGTTTATTTAAAAAAATATTTGAACTAATGGTCAAATATCAAGACAAAGAAAAAATTATTATGATGAGTAATCAGTATGTTCCTGTCAGACCTACTGAATGGAAAGATAGATTTAATATTTCAATTGTTGTTGGTCTTGGAACTGGTTCTAAAGAGCAACAAACTATAATGTTAAACAGTATTTTAGAAAGACAACTACAAGCATTTCAAATTCAAGGTGGAAAAGAGATGCCAATGGTTAATCTTAAAAATATGTATAACACTTTGACTAAGATGGTAGAGAACGCAGGTCTAAAAAATGTAGAAACTTACTTTGTAGATCCTGATGTTGGTAAACAAATGATGCCACCACCTCAACCACCACCACTAACTCCTATTGAGAAGATAGAATTTACTAGAATAGATGCTGAGAATAAGCGAAAACTTGCAGACCTAGAATTACAATCTCAAGAATTGCAACAAAAAACTCAAGAAATGCAATTAGACTTTGAAGCTAAGATAAAAGAAATGGCTTTGAAATATAATACGCAACTTGATACTGCAAAAATTAAAGCAGATGCAGATTTAGATAAGATGATGGTCGCTGGTGATAACAAAATACTTGAAGAAGCGGCAAAATCTACTAATATGTTTGGCAAACAACTACAAGGAATGAATGGAAGCGAAAGACCAGGCGGACAGGTCGGTAGAGATCAGCCGATCCAACGAAGCCAAGCAGATATTAGAGAGTAAACTTTTTCAAGAGAGTATAGAAACTCTTAAAAAAATTTATTCTGAGGCACTTTTAGAAAAAACAGGTGCTAAAGAGAGCGATACCAGAGAAAAACTTTGGATTGCTTATAATGTTGTTGGAAAAGTAGAGCAACATCTACAAACTGTTATTGAAACAGGAAAACTTGCAGCTAAACAGTTGGAAGATTTTAGAAAACAACAGAATAATACAAAATTTTAACCATCAAGGTTAAAATAAGCCAAGTCTAACGACAGCTTAACAATGGAGGACTTAATGTCTGAAACAAACCCTTTACTGAACAATGCTTCAGTACAAGGTGCAGCAAAATCTATTGAAGGTTTAATGGACACCAAAGGTGTTATCAAAAAACCTCAAGAAGAAGCAGCACCAGTTGAACCAAAAGAAGAAGTTGAAGCGAAAGCAGAAACTGAAACAGAAGAACAACAACAACCTGTTGCTCAACCAGAGGAAACAAAGGAAGCAGTAGAAGAAGAACAAGCATCACAAGATGAGAATGCAATTGAAGAACAAACAACCGATCTACACCAAGTAATTGTTAATGGTGAAAAGATTGATGTTGACCTTGAAGAATTAAAAGCAGGTTATCAAAAAGATGCTGACTACAGACGAAAAACTGAGGAGATAGCGATTGAAAAAAGAGAGCTAAAATCTGAAGAAGATCGTCTTAAAAATCAGTATTCAACTAAGATGGATGATTTAAATTCATTAGTAGTTACTTTAAATGCTGAGATTAACAACGATATGAATTCTAAGGAGCTTGATGCTCTTTGGGATGAAGATCCAACTGAAGCTGCTAGAGTTGATCGTAAGATTAATAAACGAAAACAATCAATTCAACAAGCACAGCAAAAACTGAGAGAACATCAAGAAACTCAGTTTCAGGAAATACTAAGAAATGAACAAAAGAAACTTCATTTAAAACATCCTGAGATTGCTGATCCTATTAAGGGTGCTACAGTTAAAAATAATATTATGAGTTATTTAAATTCTAAAGGCTTCTCAAGTGATGATGTTTCAAGAATTTATGATTCAAGATATTTTGATGTGATAATGGATGGTATGAAAGCTAATGCGACTAAACCCAATTTAGTAAGTAAAAAAGTTAAACCAACTACAGTTGTGAAATCAGGTGTTAAAGCTACGAAAGAAGATTTAAATAGTCAGTCTAGGTTGAAGAAGATTAATGCGTTGAAGAAAAGCGGTAATGCAAAAGATGCTACCGATTTACTGATGCGTTATCTATAAACAATAACCTAACGGAGAAAAAAAATGGCTAAATACCAAACATACCAAACTGTAGGTATAAGAGAGGATCTAGCGGACATAATTTATTCAATTAGTCCAACAGAAACACCTTTTATGTCTGGAGTTGCAAAAACAAAAGCAACTAATACTTTACACCAATGGCAAACAGATGCACTAGCTGACGTTGCTGCAAATGCTGCTGTTGAAGGTGCTGACATTACTTATGGAACTATGTCTGCAACTGTATTAGAAAATAACCACACTCAAATTTCTACTAAAGGAATTCAAGTTACTGCAACTAACGAAGCTGTAACTTCTGCTGGAAGAAATAATGAGATGGCTTACCAAGTAGCTAAAGCTGCAAAAGAATTAAAAAGAGATATGGAAACAGCTCTTTTATCTAATGTTGCAAAAGCTGCAGGTAATGCTACGACTGCAAGAAAACTAGGTGGATGTCCAACTTGGTACGAAACTAATGTTGATGCAGGTTCTGGTGGTTCTGGAAATGGTAATGGTGCTATAAGAACAGATGGAACTCAAAGAGCTTTTACTGAAGATCAGTTAAAAGGTATTTTAGTTAGCTGTTACAATGAAGGCGGAAACCCTAACATGATTATGGTAAATGCTTTCAATAAACAGAAACTATCTGGCTTTACAGGCGGTTCTACTAGATTTGATGCTGCGGAAGATAGAAGATTAATTACTTCTATTGATGTGTACGAATCTGACTTTGGAACTATGCAAGTATCACCAAACAGATTTATCAGAGGTGCTAATGGTACTGCTGCTAAAATCGGACAAGATGCTCACATTCTAGATATGGAATACTGGGCAGTTTCTTTCCTTAGAGATTTTGCTCTACAAACACCAGCTCAGACTGCTGACGCAGATCAGAGATTTATGGTTGCTGAGTACACTCTTGAGTCAAGAAACGAAGCTGCAAGTGGTGCTGTTTACGATCTAACAACATCATAATAAATAGTTTTGGTGGGGGAGTAATCCCCCATCATTTTAATTAACAATTTTGTTTGGTCTTTGAAGATTTAAAGTCGGAACGAAGCAAATAAAAAGGATAAAAAATGAGAACATTAAACGATTACTTTATAACTGCTGAGATTGAAGATATATCTACAGCTTCATCAACATTTGTTGCTGTGCCTGATGGTGGTAAAATAATTAAAATTATTACTGCTTTACAAGGTGCTATATCTGGAGGCAATGCTGCAATAAGTTTTGAAATAGGTGGCACTGCTGTTACAGGTGGTGGCATAACTGTTGCTCACTCTGGCTCTGCTGCTGGTACTGTAGATTCTGCTGAACCTACTGCTGCAAACAGAGTAGAAGAAGATGGAACTATCGAAATGATTACTGATGGTGGTTCTACTGGAGCTAAAAAATTACTTGTGACATTTGTTATAAGAAGATAATAAACACTTGAGGGGATCTTGCCTAGCGGTATTTCCCCTCTACCTAATAGGAGAAAAATATGAGTTATAACTATGCGTTAAGACCTGGAACTACTCAGAAACTTAATACTAATAATTCTTCAACAGCTTCTGCTGCATTTGGTTCACAAACTGAATACATAAGAGTAGTTGGAGATGCTAATTGTCATTTTGTTTTAGGTGCTTCACCTACAGCAAGTGCAACATCAGCTTTATTACCATCTGGTGAAATAGAAATATTTAAAGTTTCACCTGGAGAAAAAATTGCAGTATTTCATGGTTCATCTACAAATGTATATGTCACTGAAATGAGTGCTTAGTGGCAAGACAAAAGTTTGTTCATTTTGTTCCAAGACCAAAGCCTAGAAAAAGACCTGGCAAACACAAAAAATCTCAGAACAAAAATGAAAAACGACAAAAGAAACAAAAAAGATATAAAGGTCAAGGCAGATGAAAAAAGATACAACAATAGATGGATTGCAAAAAACCACATATATCAAAGATGAGATGGATGGCAAAATTGTTACTAAAGAAGAAGTAAACATAAATCCACATATTGAACACAATAAAAGATTATATAATCTTAATGATGGTTATTCTAAATCAAGAGATATGAAAAGAGTGGCTAGTATTCCAACTTTAGCTTTATCTGTCTGGGCGAATGAGTATAATGGTACTAATAATTGGTTCGGTCTTCCAAAAGAAGTACAAAAACAAATATTAAAAAAAAAATTAAATTCAAATGAATTTAGATATTTTAAAACCGCAGAAGGTAATTTATAATGGCACTAAGTAGTTATTCAGCACTAAAAACATCTATCGCAAATTGGTTAAACAGATCAGACTTAACATCAGAAATAGCTGATGATTTTATCGTATTAACAGAAGCAGACTTAAACTCAAAACTTAGAATTAGAAAGATGATTACATCTACTTCTATTACTATTGATTCGGAAACAGAATCTATCCCTGCTGATTTTTTACAAGTAAGAGATTTTTTTATTACTGAAGGTGGAACTAAGTATGCTTTGAAATATATTACTCCAGCTCAAATGGATCAAATCAAAGGTAGTTCTACATCTGGAATGCCATCAACATATACTATACTAGGAGATAATTTCAGATTTGCACCAACTCCTGCTGCTGCATACACAGGAACATTAAATTATTATGCTAAGTTTGCAGCTCTATCAGATTCAAATACATCAAATTATATTTTAACACATCATCCAGCTATTTATTTATATGGTTCGTTATATCATGCTGCTAATTTTTTAGGTGGTGTAGAACCTACAAGACTTCAACAATGGCAAGGAATGTACACAACAGCACTTGAAAGACTTGAAAGAAACGACAGAGAAGATCAATATGGTAATGCACCTTTACAACAAAGAGGTGATGTAACAGTCGCTGGTTCTTTCAATGAAAGATCATTTGCAGTAACAAACAATAACCAATAGGAGAACAATGCAAATACCTTTTGGAGAATGGCTACCAGATCAACCTGAGTATTTAAATCCAGGTGCAAACACAGCTAACAATGTTTACTTTGCAAGACAATCTTACAAACGATTTCCTTCTTTAGTTGCTTATTCATCAAACAACATCGGTGCAAATAGTAGAGGTGCAGGTTCATTCAGAGATAACTCAAATAACGTATTTAACTTTGTTGCAAAAAATACTGACATCTATCAATTAGATGGTGGAACATTTACATCAAGAAAAGGAAGTTTAACTGGTGGTAACACAGATTATTTTACCTTTACACAATTCGGTCAATATGTTGTTGCTAGTAATGGAGTAGATGCACCACAATATTATTTAATGGGTACATCAACTAACTTTGCAAATTTATCTAGCATAGGAACAAGTGGTACAGTTCCTGTATTTAAAGTTTCAGGTGTGGTTAGGGATTTCTTTGTAACTGGTAATCACACAAATAATTCAAACAGAATTCAATGGTCAGGTATTAATGATCTAACAACTTGGCAACCTGGAACTAAACAATCCGACTTACAAGACTTACCTGGTTCAGGTGGACAGATAACACACATAACTTCTGGAGAGATTGGTTATGTGTTTAGACAAAATCAAATTATTCGTATGGACTATGTTGGTGGTGCAACTGTATTTAGATTATCAGTAATCTCTCCTAATAGAGGTGCGGTATTAGGAAGAACTGTTTGTCAAGATAATCGTAGGGTATTCTTTTATGCAGACGATGGTTTTTATGAGTTAAATGG